GAGCCACTCTCATAATAATAACGAGAGTCTTATTGAAAGGTGTTCTACCCTGGCGGGTGAGAAGGAGGATATCAATCATTTACATGAAGGTATTGCCTCAATCTTTGCTAGTGCATCAACCGTTTTGGGTCATCTATGTCATGGAACACACTCACAATCTTCGAAGAAAGTAGAAGGATTGTGGTGCCTTAACGCGGTCACCTACGCGTCTGTACTTATATAGCGCCCGACGGCCGGCGCTCCACGTTGTCCGATCACGGTAACAGCCAAAAGATTCTATCCTGGTCGAGGGTAGCTTGAAGAAGCTCTCTCTCCCGTTTACGGACGAATCGATCTGGTGTTACGTGGTGTTCAGGGACCTCGTATCCAGGCCGTAGTACCTCAGTTTGGGTGAGACCATAGATCTCCAAACTGCGGCTACGACGCATCGGTCCAGAGCCCCGGAGGGGCCTTGTAACCTTTGTCGGTTGCTTCCAAATCGTTGGACCAAGAATTTCACAATCCTCAATGATAGTACCATGCCATGGTTCGAGCTTTTCACCCTTCCACACCGGAGAGGTTACTACAGCTTGTTCAGGCAGGGGATTCACCATTGGGTGGTGGAATGGCCGATTTCGGAAGATTTCCCAATAGAGTTTCCTTTGTGCGTCTGTTACGAAGAACTCGATGGCGGGATGAGGTTCACAACCCATACCACCAATCGACTTCGGTAGGAATAAGTTACGACCACGGCATTCATCGGATATCTCATCGCGGAAGCGATTGAGGTACTCTCTGAACACGTGTATAACCCGTTTCGGCAGACAACCACGAAGTAGCTCATTGATGACACTGGTTCTCAAATCCTTGAGATCAATATCATCACCACCTAAAACCTTGTTCTGACCAAAGAACAGACCGGTATTGAAGAAGGGAATACTGTAAGGTGTCGAACTCTGTGATACGTGTCTCTGTTTATAGAGACTCACACCACGTCGTTCGGCGTACTTAATATTCTCAACTTTGATCTGGTTGAGGTCATAGTGGAAACATGCACTGTTAGCGTTGGCAAACACCGGATGGTGGTAAGCTTTACCGGGGCTCATTTCGAGCCCAACAGTCACACCAAGAGCGACATGACGAGCCCAATTCGAAGAATAAGAGCTGTATATCATGTCGTCCCCGTTGACCAGGACGGAAGAGAGCTTATCTCGGAGAGAAAGCCCTACCTCATCCTTGCGGAGGTAAAGATACATGCCAAGGTTAGCAAGACACAGGATTGGGAAGGAGACAATACTGCCCATGAGTTGTCCATTCTGCTGGTTAGCAGGTTCAGGATAACCCATGGGGTACTGGACACGGTGTGGGGCAAGACAGGACTGGCCAATTGTGCGAATGGGATCCGGAAGGCCCGTCGTCAATTCCGTCATAATGCTTGCAGACAGAGACGCCGAGAGGCGATCCGTCGCTGCACTGTAATCAACGGAGAACCATTCCAATCCACCGGTGCCGTCCATCGGATGGGCTGTTAAATCCATTAAGTCGGTCGGACTGAGAGGCCG